ATGGTTGTGTCCCATCTGAGGTCCGATACAGGCGCAGCGACCGAGACTGTCGTGTCCCGAGCCCTATTTGCCAGGGAATACCCCGGTGGCGCGCTGGACTTGGCGAAGGCCCTCGTTGCTACGCTCAGCACAACGGACGAGGGCACAGGGAGTGAAGCTGCACGGCAGGCGGTGGCCATAGAAGCCAGCGAAACCGGCAGCGGTAGCGACGCTTCCGCACTCGTTGGCTCGTTGCTGGCACACGACACCGCCGTCGCAACTGAGGCTGTAACCGTTCTGGCTGCAATGGTCAGTCAGGATAGTGGCGTAGGCATAGAGAAAGTCCTGGCGTTTTTCCGACAGGTATTCGACGCTGGAGAAGGGCAAGAGATTGTCCAACTCGTCGGCCTTGTCGGCCGGCTGATGAAAGCCTTGCAGTACACCTCAGCGTACCGTCAGACTACAATCTATACCGCTGCGTACCGAAAGGTGAGGATATGGACAGGCACGAGAGAGGAGGAGCACATGGAAGTAACTAATGTATTCCCAAGGGGCGACGTGGTTCCGATTTACTACAATGTGGAGGACTGGCAGGGCAACTACATCGACCCCTCTGGGGGGTGCGTGTGTTCCCTTTGGCAGCCCGATGGTACTATGGCGACGGACCTGGCTGACGAGGAGATTGACGAAGAGCCCATGACGAAGCTCGATACGGGCCGGTACGTCTATTACTACTACTCACGAGATACTGACCCGAAAAAGTTCTTCCGGTCGGTGTGCACCGCCATTGATGGGACTGGCGACACCACGAAACGAACGTCGAAGAGTTGGAGCTTCCGACTGCAATGAGGTCTCTCTCGGCAACCCTGCTAGCTGAGCAGAAACAGATGAGCGTCACGCCGCTGGTGAAGCTCGTGCTGACGCATGGAGAAACCACGCATGAGTACGACCTGACACGCATCCTCAAGCTGACGCACAACGAAGAGGCCTACAGTCACAAGCTCAGCGTCGTCCTGGAGAACGCCGACGGAGCTCTGAGCGCCCTGGACCTCAAGGGCTACAAGGCGGCGCTCAGTTTCGGCCTGGTGACGGGCGAAGGCGACGAGGTCTCCGCCTGTGCGCCTCAGTGGGTGCTCTGGCATCAACTGGACTCGGCTCCGGGGCTGCTCAGGGCTGAGCTCACCTGTGTCGGAATCCCGAACCTATTGGCCGAGGACAGGGCCAGCGCCAAGTATCTCCCCGAGGCCAGCGACACCAAGACGGTCAAGACGCTCATTCAACAGATCTGCGGGGCCACGCTATCTTGTTTCAGCCATTGCAAGGCTTACGAGGTCGTCTTTGACAGCGAGGACTCGCTCATCGGCTCCTACTGTCCGAAGGATGGTTTCAGGGTCTACGTCAACGGGTCGCGGTTGGCAAGTCTGCGTCGGCTGATCGACTACACCCATTGTGTCATGCGGTTTGCCGGCGACGGCAAGGTCCACATTCTGAACCCCACGATCACCGGCGAGGTCTACGACCAGGAGTACACGCTGGAGAGTGGCCACACGTTTTTCTCCAAGGCGTACCGGCGGACGTTGGTCATGCCAAATTATCTCTCTGTCTCGACTCCAGAGGATGCGGAAACGGCCTACGCAGGCTATGCGAGCGACGAGGAATCTATCGACGCTCTCGGCTACGCAGTCAGGCAGTTCGAGCAATGCGCGCTAGTGAGCAACGCTCAGGCCGATGCCATCGCCGCGGCGATCCTGTCGAAATATCGGCTGTGGTCCGAGCGGGGCGCTGCCAATGCGCCCATGAACGTCGGCGCCGAGATCTGGGATTATGTGAAAGTCACAGACCAGCGGCAAGAGGATTACCGGGTGGGCAACATCGGCTCCCTCACCAGGACGTACAACGCCGGTGAGCCAGGGCCGTCGGGCAGTCGCAGCCCTACCGAGTTCTCGCTGCGATTCAGCTTCGGCGGCTGGCTGTCCGTGCGCGCCCTCCTCTCCGACATTGAAACCTACCCTTCGGGCTTCGGCAACGCCGGCCAGGACTTGAGTCGCCTGAGCGTGAAAGACCTTTATGCCGAGAACATCACCGCCGAGAACATCGACATGGCATGGCTGGACCCGGACAACACGATTGACCTGAGCCAGATCGGTGATACCCTCGATAATCTTCCCGATGGCCAAGTGTACGCCAGGGTCAAGACGGTTCACATTGACGCCGAAGGCGGTATCAAGCTCGACGAGTATATCCTGTACGCCGAGGGGTACAACCCGAGCCTGAAAGAGCCAAAGATTAGCAAGCAGACGACAGCGCCAGAGGACCCAGAAGTAGGCGACCTGTGGCTGGACACTAGCGATATTCCCAACATGACCTACCGATGGTCGGGGGCCGCATGGCTACCGTTGGCAGCAACCAATCTGGACGTGCTACCGGACGGCAACATATACCAGCGCGTGAAGTCGGCAGCCCTGAGCTCCGATGGTCTGGTGCTGCTCGACCAAGTAAACATCGGCTCAGTCTACGACCTAGTGGCCAAGACGGACATTACGGCACACCACGTCAAGCTCAGCTATTGCGTCGAGGACTCCGCGCATCAGACGGTTTCGAGCTACGACAAGGGATACTGGGACTCGAAGCCCGACGATATGGACGACATCGACGACGGAGCGTACTGGAAAAAGGTCTACTACACCGAGATCTCAGCGGGCCACATCAAGGTCTATTCCGGGACCGTGTTTCAGGACGAGTGGTATTCCGACGGGGCTGGCACAGAGATTGACGAGCGATATGGCATTACCATCGGAGGCGTGGGTGGGCTGATGTTCAAGTACGGCGGGACCCTTGCGGCTCGTCTTTATGCTGACTCGGCTACGCTGAGAATCAGTGCCGCTGGCCGCCCAATCGTCATGGTCGGGACGTGCCTACAGATTCCATCCTTCAACGCTTTCCCCTCTGCGACGTTCGGGCGAATGTTCGCGTATGCGGGAGACAACCGCTTCTGGGTATATCGTGGCGGGGCCTGGCACTACATGGCAGACGGATAGGAGGGCGAGATGGCAGAGGACTTTGAAATCTTCGATGTTACGAACGTGATTCTAAGTGAGGACAAGCTGATAGCTTGCCTCTTCGACGGACGCTATGGCTCTATCGCAATCGTGTCGATAGTAGGTCCCGACAAGAAGGGAGCCTATCATCTCGATATGACCGAGCCCATGGATGCGATGCGGCTGTACTACCTGGACAAGTTCGGTCTCATGACCGAAGAGGATATGGACGCGGAGTTGGAGAAGCTCAACAAAGGCGAGAAGCGGAAGCTCTTGAACAAGCTCACACAGGAGCTCGGTTGATGGTCATATCAGCGCTGAGGACGTGGTGGCGCGTGGCCAGGGCCTTGAGGACCCCGTTCGTGGTGAGCCTCGACCACTGGTATTACACCATGTCGATGCCCGATTGGAGGTCCCAGGTTGCGAATTACCTCGCGGAGCTCTTCATGCAGCCATATCTCGCGGAGCTCTTCGACTGCGACGACTTCGCCCTGTGCCTCAAGGCGGCATTCTCCAAGTCGAAGGTCAATGGCATCGGGCTCGTCTACGGTCGCTACAACCGGCGCTGGCACTGGTGGAACGTGGTCCTCGACAGCGGGGGGCTCGTGTTGCAGTTGGAGCCGCAGACTGGCACGTTCTTTTTCCGGAAGCGTGACTACTGGCCCTTGTTGGTCGTGATGTAGGAGGGTTCGATGGTGAATGAGTCAGAAAACGAGCAGACGCCCGAGACTGAGGTTGGCCTGATCACACTGGCCGTCGTGAAGCCAGGGATGAAAATGACCCACGCCGTCCGGGGCCTCACCCCCTGGGAAGTCAGGGCGGCTCTCCAGGAAATGCTCGAGATAAGCGAGCGGACCATAATCCATCTTCAAGCGGAGCGTCTCGCTCTGGCAAGCCAGGCAGCTCCAGCGGAGGCGCCGGCGGGTCGCGGTGGCAGGCTTTTCGAGAAACTCCAGGCGAAGGGAGCGGGCGATGATGGAAGAAGATAGGAATACAGTTCAATATCACCTGGGCCTGCTCACCAGCAAGGTCGAATCCCTGGCGGATAGCGTTGACAGCCTCACCGATACAGTCGGCAAGAATGTAGCCCTGACGGTTCGAGTTGCCGAGACGATCGCGCGGTTGCCCTGCAAGGAGAGGTTGGAATCCTGCAAACGGGAGCGCGACAGCATCCTCAAGAGGATCACCAACAACGTCCACAACAACCACCACGCGCAGCAATCTCGGTCGACGAGCCAATGGGCTGCCGGAGCGGCTATTGGCGGCGGCCTGCTCGTTGCAGCTATTCAGGCTATCGTGCATTTCTTCTGGCGCTAGTCGAGCCCAACAGGTTGTCCACAGGACTGTATTTGACGTGCGCCGCAGCAGCATCCTCAGCGTTCAATGACTGCACATACCTACGTGTCATGGTCAACGTGCTATGCCCCAAGAGTTGCTGCAGAACGAACTCACCACCGCCATTCCGCAGCCAGTTGGTAGAAACGTGTGCCGGAAGGTATGAGCGGAGCGGCGCGTTCCCTTCAATCCAGCTCGCCGACAGAGCTTGTAGATTGTCAGCTTGAGCCCATCTAGCGTCATTGGCCGACGTTCCTCACTGAGCCAAACGCTATCATAGCCATTGCGGTACACGCCGTAATGCCAGAGCGCCTTTTGCGTCACAGTGCCGATTCGAACCCATCGTTCCCTTCCTCCCTTGCCATGCACTCGAATCATGTCCGCTTCAATATCCGCCCAGGTGACGCGCTGAGCCTCACCTATACGCATACCGGTGTCAAGCAAGAGCAGCACGAGCAGCCGATTGCGCGTGCCGAGGAACCTGTTGGTGGGGCACAAGCTGAGAATCGCCTGCACGTCCTCTCGTGAGAAAGTCGGGATGATGCTCTCAGGCAGTCGCCCTAGCTTTACCCTGTCCGCACAATTCGTACTGACCAGTTCTTCCGCCTTGAGCCAGTTGAGGAATGTACGCAGGATACGGAGGTCGGTGTGCTGCGTGGACTTGCTGACCCGCTCGTGGCGAGCAGCCAGCCAGCCGCGGACATCGGCCGTCGTGAGATCCGCGACCTCCTTGTCGCCGATATGCTCGACGAATTGGGACAGCCGTTCGCCATAGGTTCTGAGCGTGTAGTCAGAGACTCGCTCGAGCTTCTTCGCTAGAAGAAAGCCCTCCAAGCAATACTGCAATCCAGCCATCTCGCACCCCCTGAAATACTGCGTTCTTCGGTGTTGTCTCAGACGGTGCGTTGCTGTTTTTCGTGCCTGTGGTGGGCCATTCTGGACTCGAACCAGAGACCTCAGTCTTATCAGTTAGGTTGTCGAAAAACTGCTTACAGCGTCGAAAGACGACACCGAAGCCCTACGTGTTCACCACGCAAGCGACGCTACGCCTGAGACAACGAGCTCGGGGTCAATAAACTCTCCATGATCATCGACCTCGCCGTAGAACGTGCTGTCCAATTCTGTGACGCCGGGCTCCAGCAAGTAGGTCAGCCGATCGCTGCTCAGGGTCTTGCCGTGGCTATCATTCCAATTGAGCCGAATGGTCACAGTGATACTCTCCGCAGATTCACTCTGGACTTCGGCTTGCCAGAAGGCGCAGCGCACGTCGACCTCTTTGCTCTCGCAGTAGTCTCCAATGCAGATGCTCTTCGTGGTGGTACCGCAGACGACGCTATCGGTGTTCTGCCATACGATCTCAACGAGTGAGCGGTCGACGGTCGGAGTTGGCGTCGGCATTGGCGTCTCCGCGACAGCGGCGGGCTGTCCTGAACCACATCCCGCGCTCAGGCCGATTACCAAGACGGCTGCTACCGCAACAACCCCTATCGTGCGCATGATGCACTCGCTGACTACGTGCGCCTCGTTGATTGCGACTTGCTAATCACCACGCCCTGTATGGTCGCAGATTCAATGGAAATGTCCTCGTCATTACTTTCGAGCCATGAGCGCCCATCCGACTGCCGAAACCTCTTGACGACACATGAATCGTCAACCACAGCGACCACCAAGTCCCCATCGCGCGGCGTCAGGTTGCGGTCCACCACAAGAATGTCCCCCGGATTGACCTGCGGCACGAGGCAACTGCCCACAACCTCGAGGCCAAATAGGTCGGCCTTTGGTGCGACGGCGGCCGGAAGGTAGGCATATTCCTCGGATGGCGCTCCTGGCCCTGCCGAGCCAGCTTGAGTAGTCACTGGAACGGCTCGTAGCAAGACATCATTGAGAGAGGGCGGGTCTTCCTGGAGGAAGTCGTGGATGTTCTGCCCCAACGCCTGGGCGATGTCGTAGAGATTCTCTAACCTTATCGGCTGCGTGCCCCGTTCCCAGCGTCCAATGCTGACGTCGGACATACCCATGGCCTTAGCCAGCTGCAGGCGACTCATGCCCTTCAGGACTCTGGCAAGCTCAATTCTCTTCCCGATTAGTTTTCGTCGTTCCATGATGTAGCGCCCTTCCACCACGCTCCGAATCGACAGGAGTCGCCCATTATAGTCGTTGTTCGTCGACCTGTCAAGATATCGGGACTTGACAAAAGTCGACCAATGTGGTATGCTCTCGTCGACAGCGACGATGCTCGACCTGTACGACGAGAGAAAGAGGTGGTCAAATGGAGAAGAGACATAACCACGGTGAGACCAAAGCCCCGGACCCGTTCGCGCTGACGCAGGCCAATGTGTTGATCCCGAACTGGTTGAACGGTGTGCTTCTGGACAAGGGCAAGCAGCGCGGCGGTGCGTCTCGCTCCTCGTTGATCCGCGAGGACCTGTGCGAGATCTACAAGGAAGCGAGGCCGGAGTGAGGTTGACCGAGGGACAGCGGGCCGCTCGCGTAAAGGGCGGCCAAGCGACGTATGAGCGCCACGGGCGCGAGCACTTCGTAAGGATGGGCAAAGCCGGCGGACGGCCAAGGGCGCACACGCTGGCTGAGATTAGGGCGGAAAGGGGGTGAGCGTAAATGAATCTAACCCACATAGGCACAGTAAGGGGCTTCAAGATTGAGGCAGTAAAGGTCGAGCCAGTCGAGTGCTCGTGCGGTTGCGGCTATCGTGGTGTAGCGGTCATGGGCCAGGCGGTGGCGTTCTGCCCTGACTGCGGTAGGGTTCTCTGGCATCGAGTCTGCCATGACTGCCGGAAGCCACAGGGACCGGTCGGCGTCAATAAGCCCTGCCAGCACTGCAGATGCCCTGTGGTGATCTGGGAAAAGTTCAACGAGGGAGAGAAAAGGGGGTGAATACCACATGGAACAGCAGAAAGACCCACTGTACTGCGGAGTGAAGGGGAAACACCGAACCGACACCGCAGTCACCAAGGAAAGCATACCCCTCTCCGTGAGGCCGAGTCTCAGGATCATAAGAGCCTCTTCTTCGTTCGATTGGGGCCATCTATGTCGCGGGGCGAGGCAACTCGCTGCCGCGCTTCTTTTCGATGCCACTGGCAACACCGACACTGCCACGAGGTACGGAGAGACCTTCGCCCTGGAGGTCGTGAGCCAGTGGAAACAGCCCAAGTGGAAAATCTCACGCAGCGAGGTCCTGGCGTGGGTGGACGCCAAGATGGGGGTCGCGCTGCCGGAAGGAATAGGACAATGACACAGGAGAACCAGGACACCGGGCAAGATACGGCGCTCGTAGAGACCGCCGTTGTCAAGCTGAACCCCAACGCTGATATCGCCGTTCAAGAGTTCTACGCCCAGGCACTCAAGTTGCGGACCTTCGCCAAGTCATTGACCGTAGAGTCTGCCGACGACTCGAAGGTAGCGACTGACACACTCAGCACCATCAGCACACTCAAGAAGCGACTCGAAGAGAAGCGCAAAGAGTTCGTCGGTCCCCTTAACGCCTACGTCAAAGAGGTCAACGACGCATTCAGGGCGCTGGCCGAGCCCATCAACGAGGCTGACCGCACAGTTCGCGACAGGATGGCAGCCTATCTCAAGGCCCAGGACGACAGGCGCAAGGAAGAGGCCAGAGTCAACGCTCTGAAACTGGAGGCGGCTGAGGCCGAGGCCAGACTCAAGGGCGAGCCAGTCAAGCCGGTGCCGATACTGCACTCGCCAGCCCCACAACGCACCGTGACCTCTTCTGGAGCCGTAGGTGGCCGCAAGACGTGGAAGTGGGCGCTGGAGGATCTCTCGCAAGTGCCCAAAGAGTATCTGATGCTCAACGAAACCTTGGTTGGCAAGGTTGTGGGCGCCGGCATCAGGGCTATTCCGGGCATCCGCATCTACGAGGATTTGGTGGTGGTGGTGGAGGCCAACCCGCATAAGCCGGTAAAGGAGGCGACGCCAGATGCACCCGATGCCCCATTCTGAGGCCCAAGACGTTGCCAAGTGGAACGTCTGCGGCGTCTGCGGAACCGGCCTGACTGTGGCGTGGGGCGGCTCCTGGGGAATCAATGGCTACGTCGTCAGGTGTGGCAAGGATGCCACGCACGAGGGGACCGAGCGAGTCAGAACTCTCACACAGGCGTATCGCCACGGCGCAAGCCTGCCGCTCCCCATTGAGAACAGATTAGACAAACGATTTGGAGGTAAGAGGATGGACAGCGTAGCACTCAGCAAGTTAGAACCGAAGGAAATGCAGGAGCGCATCGTCACGGCATCTGCTCAGTTCGGATTCAGCCTGGACAAGAACGGCGTGGTGAAAGACTTGACGGTGAAGGACATAGCCTATCTCGGGGCGTACTGCCGGGACTATGGGCTGGACCCGATGTTGGGCGAAGTCTGTCTGTTTCACGGCAGACCCTACGTCATGATTGACGGGCTACGGCGCAAAGCCCAGGAAACCGGCCAGTATGCCGGCTTAGTGATGAGGCCTGTCACTGATAGGGACGAGAAGTTGGGCTGTGGCTACGACGCTCAGGACATAGTGTTTCTGGCAACAGCGAAGCGGCTCCTACCAGGTGGACAGGTAGCCGAGTTTCAACGGTACGGGGCTGTCACGGGCGAGGAACGCAGGGAAATGTCCAAGAACAACCCTCAGCATCATCGCTTCCCCGTCCTGGCCAAAAAGCCAAGCGAAATGGCCCAGAACCGGGCGGAGAGACACGCGGTTCGAACCGCGTTCCATTTCGAGTGGCCGGGCGTGGTCGAAGAGCTGTCGGTTGTCTCGGCCTCCGACGTTCCAGAAGGACGCGACCAGGAGCTAGCCGAGGTAAAGCAGGCAGCCGAGGAAGAGCAGCCTGTCGAGGCTGAGTTCCACGTTGTTGACCCAGAGACAGGCGAGATCCTAGACGAGAGCCCTCTGTCCGCGCCGACTCACGACTTCCCCATTGATGTGCTACACGAGGAGCACGCCGATGCCGCAGGGGAGCCGGGTCCGCCGGCCAGCGACGAGTCCGACCCGTTCGGCGGTGAGATTCCGAGCTATGGGCCCAACGAGGTTGAACGGCGTAAAGCCTTTATCGCTGCCGCTTCCCGGTGGGGATGGCAGCGTGGTCCCGACGACTCGCGGATGCAGCGGTGGATCGCGGCAGAGTTTCGGGACCCTGAGACTGAG